GCTGAAGAGTCATTACAAGAAGCAGAATCCAAGCGTGCTGAATTGGAACGTAAAATTAAAATGGAAGCCGTTCTTTCCCCACTTAGTGGGAAACAACGTGAAGTGATGGAAGCCATTCTTCGAAATGTCGATACAGGCAATTTGGAAGAAGGGTATAAGACCTTTATTGGTCGCGTATTTCGTGAAGCAGAAAACTCAGAGCAGGAAGGTGGAGTACTAGCTGAGGGTGCTGACGAAGATAATGATGACGGTGCTGCATGCAATACCAAAGATAGCAAGAAGAAGTCCAAGAAACGTAAAGAGGACGACATCGAGAAAGATTTGAAAGAGCGTGCAAAGTCAGGATTCATTATGAATGGTGATGACAAAACAGTCATTACTGAAGGCGAAGATCCAGAGAAAGCTGCTAAGTTAGCACATCTGCGTAAACTCGCTGGCATTTAACAATCTCAGTCCAAAACTTAATATATAGGGAGAAATAAAATGGAAGAGCTTTTTGAAAATTGGAACGAAACCAAAACAGCTCTGATGGAAGGTCTCTCGGCAGAACAACAACAGGTTATTGATCCGTTGTTGGAAAACCAAAAAAACCACCTTCTATCAGAAACAGCTGCTGCTGGTTCAACTCAGGCACACGACGTTGCAGGATTTCGTAAAATCTTAATCCCAATGATTCGTCGTATTATTCCAGGTACAATCGCATCTGAATTAGTTGGTGTACAACCAATGACTGGTCCAGTTGGCCTGGTATACACACTACGTTATCGCTATGCTGAAGCCGTAGCTAACACAACTCACGCGAATCCGTTCGGTCTTCCGGGTGCAATTGCTGAAGGTGATGAAACATTCGGTAACGCATCTCCTATCCGTCAATGGTATTCTTCTGGTGCTGCTGCTAACGGTTCTATTGCGGGCGCTGGTGTTGAAGGACAGCCTGCAGGTTCATCTGGTATGGGCTCTGCTGCTCAAGCTGGAACTGCAAACATTGGTGATGCTGACGCTTCTGGTGTTGCTTGGCCTTCAAGTTTACCTGCTGGCGACACTACTGGTTATGGTCCTCACGGCCCTGACGGTTTGGGTATTTCTCACGCTGGTTCACTTTACGGTGGTTCAGGTTCCTTCTTAGAAGGTTCTGGTGGTCGCAAGATGACAATGGACGTTGTTAGTCAAGCTGTTGAAGCTGGTAGCCGTAAACTACAAGCTGGTTGGACTATTGAAGCAATGCAGGATCTTAATGCACAGCATGGTCTTGACGTTGAATCTGAAATGACTCAGGCTCTGTCAGCTGAAATCGTTCAGGAAATCGACCAGGAAATCATCACCGACTTGATGGCTCTTGCTGGAACTGTTGATTCATTTGACGGTGCTGGTGCTGGTGCTTATGGTCAAGCTGGTAACTATACACCTGCTTTCGTAGGTGATCGTCTGGCAAACCTGGGTGTTATCATCAACCGTGTAGCGAATGAAATCGCACGTAAGACACGTCGTGGTGCTGGTAACTTCATCGTTGTATCTCCAATGATTGTTTCCATCCTGCAATCAGCTGGCAAATCAGTATTTGCTCCTGCTGTTGAAGGTTCATTCAAAGGTCCTAACAACTCAATGTTGGTTGGTACTCTGAACGGAACTATTAAGGTATATAGCTATCTGTGGAACCAAGCTGGTTCTGGTATTGATCTATCTGGCGCAGCTCCTGCGGCTGTAGATGATACTATCCTGATTGGTTATAAAGGTGGTAATGGTGAAACCGATTCCGGTTACTTCTACTGCCCTTACATCCCACTGATGTCTTCTGGTGTTGTTGTCAACCCAGTTACTTTCCAACCTGTTGTCTCTTTGATGACTCGTTATGGCAAGGCTGTGTTCACACAGGAACAGACGTCTTTGGGTAACTCCGCGGACTACTACGGCAAAATCAATGTGGTTGATCTTGATCTTCTATAAGTAATACCCGTTGAACAAATCGAAACCCCTGTTTTTACAGGGGTTTTTTGTGTCCAAAAGGCAATTCACCTGATTATAACCGTGTTGAAATATTTCTATAAATAGTATATTCTTGGGTATAATTAAAAGGAATCGCCACACAATGCCACGGACAACACATCTGCAATACGTACAACTGTTAGAAACTGAAAACAAAATCAAATTACTCGAACCATTCAAGGGTGCTAAAATTCATCATCGTATGGAATGTTTGGTGTGTGGGCATTGTTGGTCCGCAACTCCCCTATCCAAGAGACAAACTTATAAGAAAAATCGTGTTGGTGGGTGTCCTGAGTGTAATAATAAACGAAAAATCGAAAATCAGGAGGTAGTAAAAGTTCGTTTATTGGGTGAATTAAATGAACGAGAAATTGAAATACTAACACCAAAAAACAAATTACCATCATCTTGGTATTCAACGCAACATAAAGTCAAATTTAAAAATCACAAATGTGGGCACGAATTTACAGCTTCAATTGGTAATGTAATTCAGGGCGGTGTAGAATGTTCAATATGTGGAAAGCAAAAACGAACAAATGTTATTAATGCTTGGTCCAAGAATAATTCTATCCATTGGAAAGAAACAGCGGATGGGTGGTCGATTTACAAATCCAAGGTAACTGCACTAACAGAACGAAATTATAGCCTATTTAGAAAGCAAATTAATCCCAAAAACCTTCCAAGGGGGAAAGCAGGAGTCGAAGGCGCCTACCATTTGGACCACATTGTTCCTAAACGTTTTTGTTTTGATAATAACATTCCTGTAGAGTTGTGTGCAGACGTCACCAATTTACAAATGATTGGTTGGAAAGAAAAGGTTGGTTCTCGTCATAACATAAAGGGAACAATTCCACATAAGTTTTTACCGTATGTTACTGAGGCAAGTAGATTCGTTGCGTATATCAAACAATTAAAAAAATTAAATCCAAATTTTAAAGAATACGCTACTGTATGTGGTATCACAGCAACGTTATACGATGAACAGAACAAAACAGCAATACTTATAATCCCCACCACCGAACAATTTGCTAATCAAAAAACAGGCATGAATGCATACAAACGATGGTCCAAATCAGGAATACGGAGTTTTATTTTATTCGAAGATGAATTGAGTGACATGGAATTGATTAACAACAAGATATCTCACTATTTTAATAAAAGTCAAATAAGTACAGTGGTGTATGCCAGGAAGTGTGAAATACGCGAAGTTAAAAAAACCGAAAAACGAGATTTTTTAAATACCAATCACATTCAAGGTAACGATGCGAGTAAAATCGCATATGGAGCATATTATAATGGTACCCTATTAGCTGTCATGTCATTCACGAGTCTGAGAGTGGCATTGGGCTACAAGGCATCGGATAGAACTCAATATAATACAATGTGGGAATTAAGTCGCTTCGCAACAGATGTGAATATTAGAGTCCCAGGCGCTGCATCAAAATTATTAAAACATTTTCAACGCAACCATGATTGGTCGAAAATAATTAGTTATGCTGATGCCCGATGGAGTGTTGGTAACTTGTATGATGTCTTAAACTTCCAAAAAGAAGTTCACAATCCTGCTGATTATTTTTACATAATTGATGGGGTCAGAAAACATCGGTGGAATTACAGAAAGGATATTCTAAAAACAACCCTACCTAATTACAATCTTGAATTAACAGAATATCAAAACATGGAACGTGCAGGTTTTTGGCGTGTGTGGGACTGTGGGACCATACGGTATGTGTTGAACAAACAATCATCTATATGTTGATTAAACTATTCAGAAATGTTAAAATATATAAACGCACCCTAATTATAAATATATAACACACATTGGGAATTGGGATAATTTATATGGACTTAACATTCAAGGAATACCTTGCGTCAAAGGTAAAGTTGAGAGAAGCTGTTAAAACAACACCAAAACAAAAAATACAATATAAAGTAAAAAAATATTGCAAACTCCCTATTGGTGAATCAAAAGATACCAAGGAAGTTGTTTCCCTGAAACCTAAACAAACATTAATCATTGAATGGTCATATGACAATTTTGATTCTCCCACTCCCTTAAAAATTATGTTGGACGGAATACCAATTATACCCATTTGGAACCAAACAAAATTTGAAGATTGGTTATATAGAAACACTACCGAACAGCCCAAATATTAAATAACTCCACGCTACGAACATTCTCTATTATAGAGTGCTAAAATATTCAATTTATTGATCATCGCAATAGCATCCTGTATAAATATAATAAATTCACGTAATTAATTATAGGTACGCTTATGTCCAATTTCAACTCGTATGGGGATACCCCGCTTCAAATAAAGCACGAAGGGGAAAACATTGTTGTCTCATTCAAACAAGGAATACCGATATCTGGACAAGGAACTGTCGAATGGACGATACCAGCACCCGCTCGGGGATGCCAATCAGACGGTGATAGTGCTTATTGTGGAGCAGTGGTGTTACTTAAAGAAGGTACTCCATTATCTGCTGCAAATAACACCCCTGTAAATGGAACATTTTATACTTCCGACCCCACTTCCGATTCCAATTTACACGCAGGCGACAAAATCGGAGACGCGCTAGTAATTGGTGCTTTTTATGAAGGCGATAAAAAATCTAAAGGTGAAGCGCTCACTACTTCGTTTACAGTTTCAAATATAAATCCCAACACAGCGTATTACGTTGCTGTATATGCTGCGGATTGTCAAGGTAGGTACCACCAAGAAGGTATGCGTGCATATTCATCAGAATATGGGAACAGTGACGAACCCAACACTGCAGCCATTCAGAATATACAATTTGAATGTAGTGCGCCTATAATTCCAACGGATGGTACTGGATTGGTTCCAGGGTTTCTGTATAAGTTTGATATAGTAGTTGATAATACGTTCCCGGAAGGGGAGCAGATGTCAATCATTAACATCGACATCGACGGGGTTAACGCTGGAACATACGAACAATTAATACAAGAAATTAATAATCAGTTGGCTCTCGCTGACAACCCCGTTCAATCACCTGTACCCCCACACGCCGGTCAATTTTATTGGAGTGTGACTGACAGTAAGTTGTATCAATTTGATGGAACTACACATAACGAGATTGAGAATATTATTCGAGAAGCAACCGACCCGACAATAATTCCGATTGGTAGTTATTGGTTTAAACCATCAACTAAAGAATTAAAACGTTGGAATGTCCCTAACCCTACTGGCTGGAATGATATTAGCGTAGTTGAATATACGAGAGATCCATTTGATTTAGATTGTAATGATTACTGGTTCGATGGTATTTCGATGTTTAATTGGAAGAGCACTAATTGGTGTGAACAATTAACGATAATTGATACCGTATCTCCAGATTCAACACCAACAATTCAATGTGGAACATTTTGGTATGATACGATTTCAGAAGAATTAAACGAATGGGACGTTAGCGAACAGCATTGGGAATCTCGTTCTGCAATTTATTGGAATGAGCAACCGAATACTTTATCAGATGGTACTTTTTGGTTTGATCTTACTGCGAACACCCTACACCAAATGACTTCGGGTACGTGGGTGGAGATACCAATCCATGTAGCCACTGTGATGCCTACTGATGTTGAATATTGGTTTAACCCAGAAATAGAAATATTAAATCGTTGGGATTCTGCTACTGAATCTTGGATTGATGAATCGGTTATTGTTTGGAATGGGGATCCTACTGATGTCGAGCGTTGTGGTATTTGGTGGAATTCTGTAACAGATGCATTGCTGTTATGGGATACCATAAACGATCAATGGACACCAGTTGCTAAATTCATTCAATCTGAAATCAGCCCCTGTGAACCAGAAACTATAGAACTGGATACGGTTTGGTACAATCCAAACACTGATAAATCAGTTAAGTGGGACGGTGGACAGTGGTTGGATATAACATTTATTTCTCATCCGACAGATCCTACATCCCCGTCTAATGCTACGGGGTGGTTTGATCCATCTACCAATTTGATAAAAATTTATAACACACCGAATTCGGGGTGGAATATTATCGATCCTATAGATTCAGAAAATGATCCATCCAATATTCAAAACGGGACATATTGGTTTGATACTACAAACAATGGTTTGTATACAATGAACGGGAACAGTTGGTATGCGGTAGCCTTTACCACAATGCCACTGACTCCTGTGAAGGGTTCCAATTGGTTTAATTTGACAAGCAAACGATTGATGGAGTGGTCTGGTAATCAATGGATTGATGGAACCCCTATCGCAGCAGTTGAACTTGATACTGAATGCAAACTCGTAGTTAAATCACGGGAAACAGGTAGTTCGGTAATTGCTTTTATACCAGGACCGGAAGGATATTCTCACGGTGCGTGTGTTGCTACTGGATATGCAGACTACACCACAGATGGTAATTCGGCTTATTTTTGTGAGTACCAAGGTTTGAGTGGAACGAAGGGATATCCAATTCGTGAAATAACATCTCAAGAGTTTTTGTGGAATGGCATAGTACACAACCCCCGAGTTCTAAAACCCGTTCAGGGAACAGATGGTGTGAGTGGCTTGCCCAGCTATGACCAGATTGGAGTTGGTAATGATGGTTCTCCGGACGAACGCCGTGAATTAATTGATAGCATCCGTGCACAGTTGGGATATCCAGTCACAGAAGTTGAATTAACAAAAGTTCAATTCGATACCGCAATTCAGGGAGCACTGGAATCATTCCGGAAACGAAGCGCCAGGGCTTATAAACGTGGGTACTATTTTGTTAATATTCAACCGTATCAACAACATTATAAATTAACTGATAGGTCAATTGGTTATCACAAAATAGTTACTGTTGTAGCGGCTCATCGAATGACATCAGCTTTCATGAGTACGACTCAAGGTGCTGGAATGTATGGACAGGTAGTATTGCAACACTTGTATAATATGGGCACATATGATTTAACCAGTTTTCATTTGGTTGCTCAATATATTGAACAATTAGAGCATTTGTTCGCCACTCGATTAACATTTAGTTGGAATGAGAGTGACCGTGTGTTAAGTTTCTACCATTCATTTACCAAACAAGAGCGTGTGTTGATTGAATGTTCAGTTGAACGAACAGAACAAGAACTGTTAAAGGATAGATTGGCTAAAAGTTGGATAGAACGATATGCATTATCTGAATCAATGATGATGCTGGCACAAATTCGTGGTAAGTATGCATCTTTACCAGGAGCAGGTGGGGGTGTATCTCTTAATGCTTCGGAATTGATGACAATATCTCAAACATATCGCGAAGAATTAATAACCCAGACAGATGACTTTATTGCTGACGATCCTGAATCGTGGGGAATGGGCTCGACAATTATAATTGGATAATCACAACATGATAATGAAAGAAATATTCGAAAAATATGATGAAGATGAGGAGGTCATATTTAAAGGAAAAACAGCTCAGGTTGGATTGAGTGACAAACATCCTGATGATGAATTTGATGAGAAAGAATTAAAAATGGGGATTGCTGTTGAATTCGAGCATACCAAAAACAGAGCAATAGCAAAAGCCATAGCAAAGGACCATCTCCGGGAACTCCCTGATTATTATACCCGGTTGAAAAAAATGGAACAAGAATAGTGAATTTATATCATTTTCATGCGGACCCCGAATCATTAAAACACCATGACACGGCCCACGAACACATTCCACATGTGAAATGGGACCAAGTAGTTAAAAAAGAAGGGAAAGCTGCGTTAAAAAACTATGAGCATTTGTGGGCAAAGGATGCGAGGCTATCATATGAGTATGCACGGGATGTTCTTGGTAGCAGACGATTCCCTGCTGGTGAAAAAGTAATAGCCGAAAATCCTCGCTACGCAACGCTGTATGCAGTGGATATTGTTGGAGGTGAGTTTCCGGTTGGCGAAAAAGCAATGTCTACGGACGCATCCTACTCATATATGTATGCGGAATATGTAATTCACGAGCGTTTCCCAGCTGGCGAAAAAGCAATAGCAACAAGTGCTGAATATTCATACTTATATGCTCGTAATACACTCAGGAAAAAACCATTCCCACTTGGCGAAAAAGTAATAGCCGAAAATCCTTATTATGCATACCACTATGCGATTGTGGTACTTGACGATAGATTCCCAGCTGGTGAAAAAGCAATATCTACAGATACTGAATATACATCTGTATATGAACGAAAATTCAAGGTTAAACTATAATGAATTTGTATAAATTTCACAGCGACCCCAACTCGCTAAAACACCGCAAGATGGCTACTGAACATGTCCCTCAGTTGAAGTGGAGACACTTGATAGGTTCATTTCCAGATGAAGACGACGCTCATGATATATTCGACCCAAAACCAGAAACAATAGCCGTGTTAAAACAATATGAACATCTGTGGGCGAAAGACTTAAAATGTGCATATCATTATGCTGCTATTATTGAAAAACCATTCCCTGCTGGTGAAAAAGTAATCGCTAAAGACTCGCATTATGCATATATGTATGCATATCATGTATTGGAGCGAAAACCATTCCCGGCTGGTGAAAAAGCAATAT